ATAAGAAGAAATACAACTGGTCATACGTTTGTGTACTCTCAAAATGGTGCAGAAGTTCAAAACACTGGTAACTCAGACGTATTAGCAATGCAAAAATTTGCTTTTAGGTTTATTGGAGGAGCAACCAACACCGACTACACTGGAAATGTAGGTGAGTTTGCTTTTTGGGATCAAGAGATTCCTGATGCAGCTTGCTTGAAAATAGTTGATTCTATAAGAGAAAAGTGGAATTTATCAGACTTGTAGTAACTGTTATTACTAGCGAGTAATACTATATAATAACTAATTTAATTAAATCAAATAAAATGGCAAAAAGAAAAACTCCAAAAGGAGACAAAATTGTTGACCTTAAACCTAAGGCAGAAAAAATTACAGCAGAGCAACTTTCAACAATGCAAAGTATAGTTCGAGCTATTAACAACTCCCAAAACGAAATAGGTGTTTTTGAAACTAGAAAACATCACTTACTACATCAAGTTTTAGAACTGCAAAGTCATCTAGGTGAACTGCAAAAAACTCTAGAAGAACAATATGGTAAATGCGATATTAGCATCGTAGACGGAACTATAAGCCAAAAAGAAAATGAGCAAGCTAATTCGTAAAATAACTATAGGTAAAGACTACAAGATAGACGCAATGCACTACTCTGTTGGGCAAGAAGTTTATGGAGGCCACACTATTTGTAATATAATAGAAGAAGAAAAAAAGTTCTCTATATACATTAAGAAAAACAAAGATGTTTTACCTTGGAAAGACTTCAATAAGAACATGGCTGTATCTGTAGAGTATAACCTAGAGTATTAATGCAAAGCGTTTACGGTTTTGTAATTAAGCCTAAAAATGGCAGGTACAACAACTCTAAGAATATTGATGGTAAAAGTCTTATTTTAAACACAGAAGTTTTTAATCATCAGTTTGTAAATAGAGAAGCAGAAGTAGTGTCATGCCCTAAAGCAGGTTTTGATCTAGGTATTAAACCTGGTGACACGGTAATAGTTCACCATAACGTGTTTAGAAGATGGCACGATGTTAAAGGTAGAGAAAAAAACAGCAAATCATACTTTAGTGAAGACACTTACATTGTTTATCAAGATCAAATATTCTTGTACAAAAACAATGGTAATTGGAAAGCTCCAGCTGGGTACTGTTTTGTAAAGCCTATAAAATCTAACGATCAATTCGATACCGAGGTTGAAAAGCCCTTGGTTGGAATAGTTAAGTATTCTGATGGTATTGTAGATGTTGGAGATTTAGTAGGGTTTAGACCTGGAAACAACTACGAATTTATTGTTGAAGGACAAAGACTGTATAGAGTGTTATCAAAATTTATTACAATTAAATATGAATATCAAGGAGACGAAGAAGAGTATAATCCAAGCTGGGCATAAGGCTGTTGAAGAACTTATTAAAGTTGCAAAAGAAGCTATTGTAGACTCTGCAGACGACCTAACAGCTGATAAGTTAAAAAACGCTGCTGCTACTAAAAAGCTAGCTATATTTGACGCTTTTGAAATACTTAACAGAATACAAGAAGAGCAAGCGTTGCTAGATGGAAAACCAATTGAAGATAATAAAGACAAAGTTTTTAAAGGCTTTGCTGAAGGTAGATCTAAGTAATGTACGAACAGAGTTTATATAAGTCAATAGATCCTATTAGATCAAACACTATTAAAAGACTAAACAAGTCTAAGAAGTGGAATTACGGCTACGACAAAGAGCACGACGTAATTGTTATATCTAAGACTGGTCAAATTGGAGAAGTCATAGATATTCAAGGATTAAAGATAGCTCTTCCTAAGATGCCTGGTAATGTGTATAGCAACGATGAAGCTAAGTGGAAAAAATTTGATCAGCCAAAAGAATTGTCTAAACTTAAAAGTATATTTGATTGGAGAAACTATCCTGAAGACTTAAAAAATCAATGGCATGATTACATAGACGAAGAGTTTGCTCGTAGAGAAGAAGGCTTTTGGTTCAACAATAGTGGTACGCCAACTTACATAACTGGAACGCATTATATGTATTTACAGTGGAGTAAGATTGATGTTGGTGCTCCTGACTTTAGAGATTCAAATAGAATATTCTATATATTTTGGGAAGCTTGCAAGGCCGACAAAAGGTGCTATGGCATGTGTTATCTAAAGAACAGGCGTTCTGGTTTTTCTTTTATGAGCTCAGCAGAAACAGTAAACCAAGCTACAATATCAAGTGACGCTAGGTTTGGTATATTATCTAAATCTGGTGCTGATGCAAAGAAGATGTTCACGGACAAGGTTGTACCTATATCTACTAACTATCCTTTTTTCTTCAAACCTATTCAAGATGGTATGGATAGACCAAAAACAGAGCTAGCATATAGAGTTCCGGCATCAAAGCTTACTAGGCGTAAGATAGACAGTAAAGAGAGACTAGAAGAGCTTGAAGGACTTGATACAACTATTGACTGGAAAAACACTGGTGATAACAGCTACGATGGTGAAAAGCTAGCCTTATTAGTTCACGATGAAAGTGGTAAGTGGGAAAGACCAGACAACATACTTAATAACTGGCGAGTTACAAAAACTTGCCTTAGACTAGGTAGTAGAATAATAGGTAAGTGCATGATGGGTTCAACATCAAATGCTTTAGACAAGGGTGGTTCTAATTTTAAGAAATTATATAACGACAGCAATGTCAACAAAAGAAATAGAAATGGTCAAACAAAATCTGGTTTATATGCTTTGTTTATCCCAATGGAATGGAACTTTGAAGGATTTATTGACAAACATGGAAGACCTGTCTTCACTACTCCAGAATCCGATGTTCATGGACCAGACGGAGAATTAATTGACATAGGCGTTGTGGATCATTGGGAAAATGAAGTTGAAGGATTAAAAGACGATCAAGACGCTTTAAATGAGTTTTATCGTCAGTTTCCAAGAACAACAGAGCACGCTTTTAGAGACGAGACTAAAAACAGTTTGTTTAACTTAGCTAAAATATACGAGCAAATAGATTACAACGAAGATCTTAAAAGTTCGTCAGCTGTTACAACAGGATCTTTTCAGTGGGCTAATGGTTTAAAAGATTCTAAAGTGGTTTTTATGCCAGATCCCAACGGAAGGTTTAAAGTTAGTTGGGTTCCGCCTAGAAATTTACAAAACCGAGTAATAGTTAAAAATGGAATAAAATATCCAGGTAATGAGCATGTTGGTGCATTTGGATGTGATAGTTATGATATTAGCGGAACTGTTGATGGCAAAGGATCTAAAGGTGCTCTGCACGGTTTAACTAAGTTTTCTATGGAAGATGCTCCTGCAAGTTCATTTTTTTTAGAATACATTGCTAGACCACAGACCGCTGAGATATTCTTTGAAGATGTGTTGATGGCGTGTATATTTTACGGTATGCCTATACTAGCAGAGAATAACAAGCCAAGGCTATTGTATTACTTTAAACGAAGAGGATACAGAGGTTTTAGCATGAATAGACCAGATAAAGTTTGGAATAAGCTTTCGGTGACAGAAAAAGAAATAGGTGGTATGCCTAACTCTAGCGAAGATATTAAACAATCACACGCAGCTGCTATTGAAATGTATATAAACGACCACGTTGGAAACTTAGGTGACGGCAATTATGGAACAACATATTTTACAGAGACACTGAACGACTGGGCACAATTTGATATAAATAAAAGAACAAAGCACGATGCTTCTATTAGTTCTGGTTTAGCCATAATGGCTTGCAATAGAAATTTGTATAAACCTATTTCTAATAGAGTAACTCAAAAACTAAATTTAGGTATAGCTAGATATAAAAACGAAGGCTTTTCCTCAAAAATAATAAAACGATAATATGTCTAAAGCACCTCATAGTTATTTTCCAAGCCAGGTCGTTAGCGATCAAGAAAAAGCTACAAAAGAATATGGTCTAAAAGTAGCAAGAGCAATAGAGCACGAGTGGTTTTCTGATAATCAAGGTAATTTAGGTGGAAAGTATGGTATGCACTCTCACAATCAAAAAAGCTACCATTCATTAAGACTGTATGCTAGAGGAGAACAATCAATACAAAAGTACAAAGACGAGCTTTCTATAAACGGAGATTTATCTTATTTAAACTTAGACTGGAAACCTGTACCTATTATACCAAAGTTTGTAGATATAGTTGTAAACGGTATTGCTGAAAGAACTTATGATATAAAAGCTTATTCTCAAGATCCTTATGGAGTAAGCAAAAGAACTGAGTATATGGAGTCTATATTGAAAGATATGAAGACGCAAGAGTTCAACGATTATGTTGGAGAGGCTTTTGGAATAAACATGTATCAAAACAATCCCGATACTCTTCCTAAAAGTGAAGAAGAACTAAAGCTACACATGCAGCTAACGTATAAGCAAGAGGTTGAGATAGCTGAGGAGCAGGCTATAAACGTTTTACTTGACGGTAGTAGATACGAATTAACTAAGAAAAGGTTTTACTACGATCTAGCCGTTTTAGGTATAGGTGCTGTAAAAACTACATTTAATAAATCAGAAGGTGTTAAAGTTGACTATGTAGATCCTGCAGATTTAGTATACTCTTACACAGAGTCTCCTTACTTTGAAGATATATATTATGTTGGTGAGGTTAAAACAATTCCAATCAACGACCTAATAAAACAGTTCCCACACTTAACTAATGAAGATTTAAAAACCATACAGCAAGATTATTCTCAAAGAGTAGACAACTACTCTGTTTCAGGAGAGCAAGATACTAATAAGGTTAGGATATTGTACTTTAACTACAAGACTTACAAAAGTGAAGTATATAAAATAAAAGAAACAGCTAGCGGTGGAACTAAGGCTATAGAAAAAGATGACACTTTTAACCCACCCGCAGATATGGACGCTGGGTTTGAAAAATTAAGTAACCAAGTTGAGTGCCTTTATGAAGGCGCGGTTGTGTTGGGAACAGACAATCTTATTAAGTGGGAAATGTCTAAAAACATGTTACGCCCTAAAAGTGATTTTACTAAAGTTAAAATGAACTACTCTATAGTAGCTCCTAGAATGTACAAGGGTAAAATAGAATCCTTGGTAGGTAGAATAACTGGATTTGCCGACATGATTCAATTAACACACTTAAAGATTCAACAAGTAATGTCTAGAATAGTTCCAGATGGCGTTTACTTAGACGCTGATGGTTTAGCTGAAATAGATTTGGGTAACGGAACAAACTACAATCCTCAAGAAGCGTTAAATATGTTTTTCCAAACAGGTTCTGTTATTGGTAGATCAATGACAGCTGATGGAGATATGAATCCTGGTAAAGTTCCTATACAAGAAATTAGTACGGGTAACGGTAGCGGAAAGCTTCAAAGCTTAATAGGAAACTACAACTACTATTTGCAGATGATTAGAGACACTACCGGCTTAAACGAAGCTAGAGATGGTAGTACACCAGATAAAAACGCTTTAGTGGGTGTTCAAAAGTTAGCTGCCGCTAACTCTAATACTGCAACAAGACACATACTCCAAGCTGGATTATTTTTGTCTACTGAAGTAGCAGAGTCTTTGTCGCTTAGAATATCAGACATTATAGAGTATTCTCCAACTAAAGATGCTTTTATACAAGCTATAGGAGCACACAACGTTGCTACTCTTGAGGAAATGAGCAACTTACATCTTTATGATTTTGGAATATTTTTAGAATTAACTCCAGATGACGAAGAAAAAGCTATGTTGGAAAACAACATACAAATGGCTTTAAATCAAAAGAATATAAACTTAGAAGATGCCATAGACATAAGAGAAATAAGAAACGTAAGTCTGGCAAATCAACTTCTTAAGATACGTAGAAAAGAAAAAGAAGAAAAAGATAGACAGTTGCAGCTAGAAAACATTCAAGCTCAAGCGCAGTCTAACACTCAAGCCGCTCAGTCAGCTGCTCAAATTGAAATGCAAAAAGACCAGGTGTTAACTCAATCTAAAGCTCAACTAAAACAGGTTGAAGCCCAACTTAATTCTCAAGCGTTAATGCAAGAAGCTGAGATTAAAAAGCAACTTATGCAGCTAGAGTTTCAAATGAACATGCAGCTTAAGAACCTAGAAGTTGGTGGCATCAAAGATAGAGAGAAAAGCAAAGAAGACAGAAAAGACGAAAGAACTAAAATACAAGCCACTCAACAAAGTGAGCTAATAGATCAAAGAAACGGTGGTAAGCCACCTAAAAACTTTGAGTCATCAGGTAATGATATACTTGGTGGCGGTTTAGGTTTAGATGATTTTGGGCCTAGATAATTACTAATTTATATTTTATATTATGGAAGAAAATGAAAAAGTAACTGAAGAAGTTACACAAGAGACTAACGAAGCTACGATAGATGAGTCGAAGTTCAAATCAGCCGGAGACGATTCGGTTATTAAAGTTGATTTAAGTGCAAAACCAAAGGAAGTTGAGGAAAGTACAGTTGACGACACAAGAGTGGTTGGAAGCGATGAAAGTACCGACACCACATCAGAACAAGAAGAAGTACAAGAGGAAGCTGAAACACAAGAGCAACCAGTACTAGAAGAAATTACTGACGAGCAGGTTGAAGAGGTTGAAGAGCAGATTCAAGAAGCTATTGCTGAATCAGAGGCTACAGGAGACCCACTACCAGAGAACGTTCAAAAGTTAATGGACTTCATGGAAGAGACTGGCGGAACATTGCAGGACTACGTTGATCTAAATAGAGATTACTCTGACTTAGATAATGAAACAGCTTTAGTAGAGTATTATAAGAAAACAAAGCCGCATTTAGACGCGGAAGAAATAAACTTTTTAATTGAAGATACGTTTAACTACGACGAAGATGTAGACGACGATAGAGATATTAGAAGAAAGAAACTAGCGCTTAAAGAGCAAGTTGCCAGCGCAAAGGCCTACTTAGACGGGCAAAAGTCTAAATATTACGAAGAAATCAAAGCAGGGTCTAGGTTAACGCCAGAGGCTAAAAAAGCTGTAGATTTTTTCAACCGATATAACAAAGAATCGGAAGTAAGTGAACAAAAAGCAAAAAATGCTAAACTTAAGTTTAATCAAAAAACCGATCAGGTTTTTAACGACAGTTTCAAAGGTTTTGAATATAGTGTTGGAGATAAAAAATATAGGTTTAACGTTAAGGATGCTGGAAAGGTTAAGCAAACCCAAGGCGACATTAACAACTTTGTCAAAAAGTTTTTGAACGAAGATAATACGATGTCAGACGCTAAAGGGTATCACAAAGCCTTATACTCAGCAATGAATCCTGATGCTATTGCTAATCACTTTTACGAACAAGGGAAAGCTGATGCACTAAAAGACAGTATTGCTAAGAGCAAGAATGTTAGCATGGACCCAAGACAATCCCACGGGAACGTTGAGGTTGGTGGACTTAAGTTTAAAGTGTTGGGCGACAACTCTTCTGATTTTAAGTTTAAAATTAAAAACAAAAAATAATTTAACAATTTAAAACATTTAATTATGGCAATTACAGGTGCAACGAACTTACAGCCCGCAGCAGTGCGCGCAACACTAAGTTCAAATTACATTGACTTTGCAGCAGCCGGCGCTTCAGACGGTTGGGCACAGCAATATTTACCAGACTTAATGGAGTCTGAAGCAGAGGTTTTCGGAAACAGAACTATCTCTGGATTTTTAGCGCAAGTTGGTGCTGAAGAAGCAATGACTTCTGACCAAGTTGTTTGGTCTGAGCAAGGTAGATTACACTTATCTTACAAAGGTCACGTAGCTGCAAACGCTGCTACAACTACTGCAAGTACTATTGCTGGTGGTGTTGTTGAAATCGACTTTACAATTGATGATGTAGCGGTTGCTACTGGTTCAGTTGATCACGGTATTAGATTAAACGACATTTTATTATTAGCTCATGCTAATGGTACTGCTAGAGTATTAGTTGCTAAAGTAGCAAATGATCAAGTATCCGTAGTTCCTTATGACGCTACAGATAATGATGGTGAGTTACAACACGCTTTTTCTGGTGGTGATGTAGCAAATGGATCTAACGATGACAAGTCTTTAACTATTTTAGTTATTGGTTCTGAGTACTCTAAAGGTACAAACGGTAGAACTACAGCTAACGAGCCAGGATTCAAATCTTTTACTAACAAGCCTGTTATCATGAAAGATATGTATTCTGTATCTGGATCAGATGCTTCTGCTATTGGTTGGGTTGAAGTTACTGGTGAAGAAGGACAGAATGGTTACTTATGGTACCTAAAAGCTGAAGGAGACACAAGAGCTCGTTTTGCTGATCACTGTGAAATGACTTTAATTGAGTCTATCAAAGGTGACTCTGCTCAAACTTTTGCTGATTCTGCTGAAGGTCCTATTGGAGCTTCTCACACTGCTTTTGGTACTGAAGGTTTATTCTCAGCTATCGAAACTAGAGGTAACATTGCTACTGGTGTAACTGGTGTTAATGCTGCTACTGACTTAGCTGAATTTGATGCTATCTTAGCAGAGCTTGACTCTCAAGGAGCTATCGAAGAAAACATGATGTTCCTAAACAGAGCTACAAGCTTAGCGATGGATGACATGTTAGCTTCTATGAACTCTTACGGTGCTGGTGGTACTTCTTACGGAGTATTTGACAACAACGAAGATATGGCATTAAACTTAGGTTTCTCTGGATTCAGAAGAGGTTCTTACGACTTCTACAAGTCTGACTGGAAATACTTAAACGATGCTTCAACTCGTGGAGCTATTAATGCTAAAGCAACTACTGATGCTATTAGAGGATGTATGATTCCTGCTGGAGTTTCTTCAGTGTACGATCAGCAATTAGGTAAAAACCTAAAGCGTCCTTTCTTGCATACACGTTACCGTGCTTCTCAAACTGAAAACCGCAAGATGAAATCTTGGGTTACTGGTTCTGTTGGAGCTGTTACATCTGATTTAGATGCAATGGAGGTACACTACTTATCTGAAAGATGTTTAGTAGTTCAAGGTGCAAACAACTTCTTCTTATTGAAGTAAGCATTTATATTTATAGAGGGAGATTAATTTCTCCCTCTTTATTTTTTTATTAATTATTATTATATTATATCATGGCTAAAAAGCAAACAAAAAAAACAGAGGTAGACACACCTCAACCTATAGCGTCAAACGAGATGCAACAAGTAGTTATAGAAAAAGAAGTTAAAACTTCTACTAAAAAAGAACCAACTGACGGCTGGGAAGTAAAAGATAGAGTTTATTATCTTAAAAGTAAAAGAAAACCATTGTCATATTCAATTAGGTCTTCTGGATTATACTTTTTTGACGAAGAAAAAGGTTACGAAAGAGAATTAAAGTACACTAGCAACCAAAGAACTGTATTTGTAGATGAAATGCAAGGAGATCAAAGGTTAGAACACATTATATTTAGATCAGGAGCTTTATATGTTCCAAGAAACAAAACTGTTCTTCAAAAGTTTCTAAGCTTGTATCATCCTCAAAAAAATAATTTATTCTACGAGTACAAGCCACAGGCTATTGCAGAAAACCAAATAGACATTATTGAATTAGAACTAGAAGCTTTAAATGCTGCTAAGAATCTAGACATAGACATGGCTGAAGCGGTTATGAGAGTAGAAATAGGATCTAAGGTAGCAGAGATGAGTTCTAAGGAGCTTAAAAGAGATTTATTGTTATATGCTAAGAAAAACCCAAGCTTGTTCTTAGATTTAGTTAACGATGAAAATGTTATGTTAAGAAACTTTGGTATTAGAGCTACTGAAATGGGTTTAATTAAGTTATCCTCAGATCAAAGAACTTTTAACTGGGGTTCTAATAACAGAAAACTAATGACAGTACCATTCGATGAGCATCCTTATTCTGCTTTAGCGCAATGGTTTAAAACTGACGAAGGTATGGAGATATACTCCAATATTGAAAAGCAGTTAAACTAAGTGATTATTTATAGAAGTTGGGTCATCTAAAGCAGATGGCTCAACAACTATAAAAAAAATATAAGTAAATGGCGATAAATATAGATACGATATATCAAAGAGTTTTGGCAATCGCCAACAAAGAACAAAGAGGCTACATAACTCCTCAAGAGTTTAACCTACTCGCCAATCAAGCTCAGCTAGAAGTGTTTGAACAATACTTTTACGACAACTCACAGTTCAATAGAGTGCACGGTAATTCTACAGAGTACTCTGATATGTTAGATATTATAGATCAAAAGCTATCTATATTTCAACAAAATCAACAAGCAAACATAACAGAAACAAATAATCCAGCTTACGCATCTACATTTGGAGCAAGCTTGGTGACAAATGGAACTTTTGACTCAAACATAACGAGTTGGACTGCAGCTGGTGGCTCAACTGGTACTCAGGCTCATTACTCTGTTGGTGGCGTAAACGCTATACTGTTGAAAAACAACGATACTAATAGCAATTTTTCTTCTAGCCAAGCAATTACAACTGTGGTTGGTAAACTATATAGAGTTAAAGCTGATATTAATGCGGGATTACTAAACAGTAGTGGCTCAAACGCCGCTGCAAAAGCTTTTATAACGCTCGCTGGTTCGCCTTCTACATCCGTAATAGCAGGTAGTTCTAGCTCTGTGGTTTTCTACTACACGGCAGCAGCAACAAGTAGCAGTCTTGTCCTCAATATAAATGCGGCAGGAAATACTACTGACAGTGCTTTATTTGATAATATAAAAGTTGAAGAAGTTACCGGAAGAAAACTTACTATTCCTCTTCAAAGCATATACAGGTTAGGAGCAGTAATGTATACAGACTCTACCGGTAGGTTTGTTGAAGTTAACAAAGTTATGCCAAACGAGTTGCTATACATAAATTCAGCTCCGCTAACAAAGCCTACAGAATCAAATCCTATATACGTATTAGAAGGAAATGCAATATCTATATATCCTGCAAACCTAACGTCAGGACAAATAGCTGCAAACTATATTAGAAAGCCAAACAAATGTAACTGGGCTTACAATATAATAAATGAAAAAGCTTTGTTTGATTCTAACAAATCAATAAACTTTGAGCTGCACATTTCAGAAGAGGTTACTTTAGTAAATAAAATACTAGAGCTTGCTGGTATGACATTACAGAAAAAAGAAATTCAAGAGTTTGGCTCTGGAAAAGATAACAAAGAAGTACAACAAGAAAAATCATAACACATGGGATTAATAAACGAAACAGGTAGTGCATATTATTCTGGTAGTAACTTAGGTAGCTACCAGTTTACTTCTTTAAAAGACGTTATAGATCAATTTGTTATAGCTTACGTTGGAGAAGACAAGATAATAAGCAAGATAAAAAGAACAGACGTGGTGTTTCACGCTATGAGAGGTATGCAAGAGCTAAGCTTCGATACTTTTAAGTCTACCAAGGCTTACGAAATATTAGTACCAGCAACTTTGCAAATGGATCTACCTCAAGATTATATTAACTACGTAAAGATAACCTACTCAGATGCCGCTGGAATAGAGCACGTGTTGTATCCAGCAGCTAAAACAAGTAATCCACAAAAAATTACTCAAGCAACTGACGGAAGTTATACTTTTTCTAACGATGAGATTCAAACTTCTGATTCAGATACATGGGAAGCTTTTAAAACAGCAAATCCTTCTGAAAACAATCAGCACGACTACGACTACGACGATGATATAGCTGATGCTAACATGGGTGGTAGATTTGGTTTAGAACCTCAGTACGCGCAGACTAACGGTTCTTTTTATATTGACGAACTAAAAGGAAAAATACACTTTAGCTCAAATGTTGCTGGTTTAACCGTGGCATTAAAATACATAAGCGACGGACTAGGAACAGACTCTGAGATGCAAGTTCATAAATTTGCTGAAGAAGCTTTATACAAGTATATAGCTTACGCTGTAGTGTCTACAAGAGCAAATATGCCAGCTAACTTAGTTGCTAGGCTAAAAAAAGAAGCTAGAGCTTCTAAAAGAACTGCTAAACTAAGATTATCTAATATTAAAATAGAAGAAATTACTCAAGTATTAAGAGGTAAGTCTAAACAAATTAAACACTAGTACATGGCTGAGTTAAAAAGAAATTTCCTTAAAGCTAAAATGAATAAGGATCTTGACGAAAGGTTAGTACCTAACGGCGAGTACAGAGATGCTTTAAATATAGAGATAGCAACGTCAGAAGGTTCGGATACTGGCTCTGTTCAAACTATTAAAAGTAATGGTTTGTGGGAAAACTCTTCTTCGCTTACTACGGCTAGAAGTAGTGACTTTTCTGGAGTTGCTCAAACAGTTGGTGTTTTTAACGATGATGAAAACCAACATGTATATAATTTTGTTTCAAACGCTTCTTCGCCCGCGCCTACAGAAATTGTAACTCAATTTGGCAATAGAACTGTTGACATAGGTGTTCACGCTGACACTATATATCAAATATCTCCTGCTAAAGACGATTACTCTGAGACTAAAAGCAAAGTAGTTATAAACGACATATATGAAGTTCACGCAATACCTAACGTAGCTGCGAGTGGTAATACTATAAATGGCATTTCAAGAGACAGCTTTAAATTAGGCGAAGTAGAAAACAACCCAGTATACACTTATGCTGGTGGTATTAGAGTAGGAATGAGAGTTCAGGCTATAGACTTGTCTGGTGTTGACATATATGGTGCTCACAACGAAATTATTGTTAAAAAAATAGACAATAATCCTGGTTTTTTGGGATTAGCAACAGTTAGTATAGAAACCACATCTATATACGATCAACCTTCTATCTACACGCAAGCAATGAAAGATGCTGGAGTAGTACTAAAGTTTAGTGCACCAAGAGTTTTAAATTTTACGCCTGGCAACACAAAAGAGTTAGAGTCAAACACTGACTTTGGTAACGCTTCTAACACACCAACCAACTCTTACATAGGCGCTATAAATGCTATTGATGATTTTCTTTTATGGACAGATGGTAGAAATGAACCTAAAAAAATAAACATAAAAAGATGCTTGGCTGGCAACTCTACTAGAGATAAAGATCCTGTAAATCACACACTGTTAGTGTCTGAAGTACAAAACAAGCTAGCTGCAAAGTCTTATTTAAAAGAAAGCCACATAACAGTGCTTAAGCCAAACCCAGATTTAGCGCCATCTGCTATTGCAGAATCTTTTTCTAATGATATTCAAAACGTTTTGGTATGGGCAAAAGATGGTGGCACAGATCAAGATTGGGCTCCTTTTGCTTTTTCGACGAATAATAACATTTTGTACAATACTACAACAAACGTATACATTAAGCCTCAAGTAACCTTACAATCAAATTGGCTAGTAGGCGACCTAATAGTTTTAACTGGTCAAACTAGTTCTGTTCAAGTTACAGTGCAAGTGCAAGAAGTGTATGGCAGTGGCTCTAGCACATATTACAGAGTTAATATAACTGAAAGCTTTGCTAATCCTGGAGATTTAGAAAGTTCTGGAATAGAGTACAGTCCACTTGCGCCAGACGAAAGCTGGATGGCTAATATTATAAATAGAGAAAAACTGTATTCTCAAGATTTTATAAGCTTTGCTTATAGATATATATATACTGACAATGAAGTATCTTGCTTTTCTCCATTTAGCCCTGCTGTTTTTGTAGCTGGAGACTACGCTTACGCGGCAAAAGATGGCTTTAACTTAGGCATGCTAAACAACGTTCAATCGATTAGTGTTTCTGGGTATCTTCATAGGCACACGCCAAGAGATGTTAAGTCTGTAGAATTAATATTTAAAAGCAGCACAAGCTCTAATCTTTATGTATTTAAGACAATTGACTTGTCCGCTAATAATATTTCTTCTATTAAATTAAAAAATATCTATGAAGATGATAGTCTTATATACGTTGCTTCGTTAGCAGAGCAAGAGGTTATAATTGAAGAAAAACTATTTGGATTTACTTTACCATCTGACCAGCTTACTAGAAATTTTGATGCTGTTCCAAAAAAAGCAGTTGCTCAAGAAATTACCGCAAATAGATTAATGTATGCTAACTACACTCAAGATTACGATCTTAGAGATGATGGTGGCGAGAACATAGAGTTAGATTTAGAAATAAACACAAATAGCAAAAACCTTGATTTTTCTACTGCTAGCTTTAATTCTCCAAATGTAATGCATGCCTATACAACTGAAACAGAAGACGAAACGCAGTTTGCTGGCAATGGTAATTTAGCAATAAATGAACATGAAGTTGCCTCACTTTTTGGTCCAAGAACCATAGCGGGCAACTCTGTTTATGAAATTACAAGAGTTAGAATGCAGTCAGAGCATGATCCAGGCGATAACTTTTCAAGCATAGAACCTCAAGATGCCGAGGATGATGACCAAAGCAATTTTTCAAATTATCTTGATGTTATTGGTTTTAATGATAACGCAAATTTTGGTAACTACACAGTTCCAGCAAGTGGTTATTACACTATAAAAGCTTCCGCTAGAGTAGTTTCGCTTAAATTGGACGCCTCTAATGTATCTATACGTCGGTCCGCTAGGCTAGCTATACTCCCTTCAAGAAACGGTTTTGGGATTATAGGTAACTTAGGTGAGCAGCCTGGATTTGGAGCATCTATAACTGGAAGCCAAGGTTCAATAGGCTATGATGCAGAAGGAAACCTTCAGTCTCCAGTTGTGAGCCCATGGGCTAGACAATCCAGTGTCAATGAAGTTACAGTAGGAGAAAATCTATATAATCTAGGTGGATATAATCCTGGTGCGTCGACTAACTTTTTTGAATTTGATCACCCTTCTTGGGTTTTAACTATACCTGAGACAACGGTTTATCTTCACAAAGGAACAGTGGCGTTTGATGGAAATGATGACGGAAACAACGAAGGTCAATATGGCCACATAGGCCTTTACGCTCACACAGATGATAATAGTAGTACTGGTGCCAGCTTTCAAGTTACCGAAGTTAATTTTGAAATAGTTGCTGCTCCAACCACGGTGGAAGGTATTACCGCTACTAGAGGTAATAAATCAGTTAAAGCTAACAGAGACTACAATCTAGGAGTAGTTTATAGAGATAAACTAGGAAGAGAGTCTTCAGTGTTGGTTGGTAAAGAAAACGACATTAGAATTCAAAAAGAATTTTCTGACAAAACTAACTCTTTGTTTTCTAAAATTAAAAGCAACGCTCCTACGTGGGCTGAAACATATAGATACTACATAAAAGAAAATGCTACTAAAAGTCAAAATTTAGTTTTAGATAATGCTTTTGCTAACGAGATTGACAGCACTTATGCTTATTTGCTTTTTAATGCTGCTGACAAAGACAAGGTTTCAGTAGGCGATTATTTAGTTGCTAAGAAAAAACAAGCGTTAAATGAAAAAATAAGTGACATCAACGCTAAGTTTAGAGTGTTAGCAAAATACAGCAATATAAGCGCTGACGGTGACACTGAAGGCGTATCAGTTCCAGAAGGAATTAATTCATCGGACTACGATTTTGACGGATCGTTTGTTGTTAAAGTGCAAAACGCAGGATTAAACGAGTCTGTAGGCATAGTATTTAATGAAAGCGGCACAATAGACACTAGTGGTAGTGCTAATGGTGCTGTATTTGAAACAGAGTCTCAAAACAACTTAGACTTAGATCTTTATTACGAAGCAAGCAATTCTTACGCTATTAGATTAGACAAGGAAAATGCTACTAAGCACATCAGGAAATCTATGTCAATAAAGTTTGCGGACGCATACTTTAACAATAACAACAATAATCTTGGCTACAATAGTCTTGTTAACCCTACAGTAAAGAACGTAAAAGGTGCTATTTCGAAAGGAGTATCTCAAGCTCAAAACTATGACAATGACTACTACTGCATTGTAGAATTAAGTGAACCTGCAACATCGTCAGCTCCCGCTTTAGTAAATGAACAACCTGTTATTATTAGGTTTTACATAAACGAAAATAATCCGCTTGTTAATAAAGACTATGTTGAAGCTGTTTTAGCAAAGAGTATTACCGTAGGAGACACTGAGATATGTTTAAAGCCAGAAGTTCATAGTACGCCGCTAGAAACAAACATTAATACTTCAACTGGTTTTCCTTGGTTTAACTGTATATCATTTGGTAATGGAGTTGAGTCTGACACTATTAGAGACGACTTTAATGCGCCGGAGCTACTAAAGTACATACCTACAGGAAAAATAAGCGGGGTTAGGGCTAGCATGCCATTAGCAAGATATGCTGAGTTTACTAACAAAAGCGACATTATTTTTTCTCAGATATACAATGACACTAGAGAAACAAATAGGTTTAATGAGTTCTTAATGGCCGAAGGAATAGTAAAGCAAATAAATCCTGACTACGGAAGTATACAAAAGCTTTTTACAAGAAACGATGATTTATTAACCTTATGCGAGAAAAAATGCCTTAGAGTTCTTTCTAGTAAAGACGCGTTGTTTAACGCTGATGGTAGCACCCAACTTCTATCTACAAGCAGAGTGTTAGGCGAGGCTATACCTTTCGCAGGAGATTATGGTATTTCTACTAATCCAGAAAGCTTTGCTTTTGACGAATATAGATGTTACTTTACAGACGTTAGAAGAGGCGCTGTTATTAGGTTGTCTAAAGACGGTATAACACCTATATCTAGCGCTGGAATGAACAATTTCTTTAACGATCATTTAATTAATACTACCGCAGCTGTTGGTAGTTTTGATAGCGACAAAGAAGAGTACAACTTAACTTTACACGAGGTATTAAGTCCTAACAATCTTAAAGATGTTTATACAATTTCTTTTAACGAAGACGTAAATGGATGGACTAGCTTTAAGTCTTATATTCAGGAAGCTGGGCTAACGCTAAACAATAGGTATTATACTTTTAAAAATGGATCAATGTTTAAGCATAATCAAAGTAAAGACAATTCCGCTCCTTTCAATCTGTTTTACAATCAGCAATATAATTCTAACATAACTAACATTTTTAATGACAACGCAAGTTTTATTAAAACTTTTAGGAACGCAAAGTACGAGGGCTCACAGGCAAAAGTAGATCAATTTTCAATAGTTACTATTGACGGAGTTGATTACAACGACGGTGAATACTATAACTTACAAGAAAAAAAGGGTTGGAGCTTAGAATATCTTAATACTGATCTGCAAGAAGCAACTTCAAAAGGTTTCATTGATAAAGAAGGAAAATGGTTTTCTTATTTAAAAGGCAACCCTACGGCGCACACTAATTTTGCTGACGGTGGCTCGGAGTTAACAAGCAATGTAGATTCTTCAGAATTTTCTGTTCAAGGTTTAGGAAATGTAGTTTCTAATGTAACCTTAGTATCTGGTACTCTTCCAGTTCAAGGATACAACGTAATAATAGAAGCTAACATATCTAACACATCAGATGCTGAAGAAGCTTAACCAATAAACAAAAACGCATGCCAAACGTAGTTTCAGCACCAGATCAAATATTTTATAACGTAACCCAATTAGGAACAGCGGGTGGCACAGGCACAACTAGTAGCTTGTTAATAACACCTAATCCAGGGTACTTTATAAACTCTAGTATGTTTTCAGTTGTTGCAGACGCGTTGCAAACTGATTATGTGGTATCGTTTGAAGACACTACTTCTGCTGCTGACCTTGGTAACAATGTTTTGGCTATAGTAACTTGGAACACTACAGCTACTATAGATGAAAATTACATTGTAGTTTTAAACATATCCTTAGACAACATATCTAATACATTTAGTTCAACCGCTTCTAACTTGACGTTGAGCGTTGTTGAGCCAGTAGATAGCGTTGTTACCTTAACTACTACAGAGTCGCCAGGCTCCTTTAATGTTTCACTATCACAGTTTAGTGCAACCTCACAAACTGCAACAGCACAAGTGTTTGGTAGTATTCAACAAGAAATAGTTGATATATGCTTAGAGCTATCAGAAGGTACATACTATTTTAGCGATGAATACCAGCAATTTTTTAACATACCTAGCGACTCAATATCTATAGAGCTAGTAAATGAGTATCTTGACAACTATGGTAAGTGCTACAAAAAGAAGTTTAGAGTTTATTTTACTCCAACCGGACAAGACGAAGAGATTATTATAACAACTGGAAGTATTCAAACGGTGCAGTACTTTGCCAACTTTGAAGAACCACTACACTTGTTTGACGAAAACGCTGTAAACGAAGCAATTCTTCTTTTGAATCACAACATACCTGCTGCGGTATTTGATACTACGCCAGCTGCATCTTGGATAAACGATGGCGAAACAACTGGAGATCAGGCCGTGGTTAGAGTTGATATAGAAGCTCTTCCAGATGCTAGCCCTAGAGAACAGGTTCTTAGCTTGCGAGAAATGTCATACCCTAACATAACTAGACATACTACAATAGTAAAGCAAGCTTTTGGACCTGCTGTAAACCTTAGAGTCATAACAATTCCTCCTGGAGAATACGTGGGTAACGACGCGCCTGTACTACAAACAATAGCTGATTCTGGTAAAGTTGTTAGCAATCCCAACGCTAACGAAAACGAGTTTGCTGTTAACCAAGGTGGTACTCAGAATATATACAATAATAATTTTTACTCTGAAACAAAATATAAGTTAAAACTTATTGTAGATCCAACCGTAACATTAGAAAATGTAAACAGTAACTTGTTTGAGCTTATTCAGGAGGAATATCCAACTGGTGGCGTGCCAAGCGGCCTTACTAATACTAACAATGGCTCATTTGTTGATACGTCTTCTTTTACTTGGCAGGGAGTTGGTGATCAACCATACTCTCAGTATGAAAGAGAGTTTTATATAAGAAATCAAGACAAAGTTGATTTTCAAGGTACTAGTGTTACAAGTTCTGATAGAGCTGCTACTTTTAAGTTTACTCATCCAAACGACAGTAGCGTAAGCGATACCTTGCAAATAAGCCAAGACGCGTCGTACAACTCTAGTAACGATACTGTTAATACTGTTATTGACGCTGGAACTTTTTCGGCAGCGTTTACAAAAACAGTTCAACCTTATCAAACAGCGCTTAACTCCGCTGGTAATAACTTTGGTCAACAAGCTTACGTTTTGTTTATTAGAATGGCGGACTGGGAAAACGACTTTAACTTACAAAATCACACAACAACAGACGAAACTGAAGTAGATACTTTCAAGCAATATCCTAGACCTAGAATAGAGCTTAATACTAGCTCAATAATTTACTTACATGGAGGTGGGCAAATAGTTGGTGATACAACCTGGTATTCGCAAGTTGACACTACAAACTTGGTATACAATACAAGCTATGACGCTAGTGATGCTACTCAAAACTACCAGTATTCTTTAACATTTACAGTTAGTAACAACGATACTTTTAGCGATAGAACTTTGAGTTTCTACGTTTATCACTCTCAAAACTTAAACAACTTTAATACAGCTAACCAAGACGCGATAAGCAATTTAAAACAGCTAGCTGGTATTGGTGTAGACGCTTATCCATATCCTTATGACAATGAAGTAAATGGCGTGTTTACTAATGAAATTGACTTTGGTACACAAGCAGAAGACCAAACGGTAAGATATGACTACAACGGCTCTGATCCAACAATAGGCCTATGGGACAACACTAACAACACATACACGCCATTAGCAGCAGGTACTACTATTGATGGATTTTCTTACTCATCACCAATAGCAATAAACACAAATATTGGAGGAGCAAACACAAAGCAAACTGTAGTTTCTTACACCGCTAATACTCCAGCTGGCGTTAGAACACAGACCCTAGCTTGGTGGCACTCTAGTTTAAATCCTTTAGTTGATGCCCCGAATGACTTTATTAAGTTTTCTCAGGCTGCGCCTCCTGCAAATGTTGACTTACACTATGTTAACTGCGTTAACAATGGAAATCAGATACAAAGCAGCTCTAGTGGAACTGTTACTTTTAACTTAACTGTATCAGACTACACTCAAAATGATTTTAACCTAGGAATTAACGAACCTATTATTTCTTTAGTTAGAGTTAGTACAGGCGTTTACCCAGGCTCTATAATAATAACAGACACAGAAAACTTAATACCAACAACAGCAAGTTTAACTATATTAGCTAATCCTTCTTTTATCCTAGGTCAACACACGCATACTGTTAGTGTAGCATACAACGAAAATACTTCTACTAATCAATTGTTTTTTGCTCTTAGAAGTAGACATCAATTCTTTAATGTGTATGACGATAACAACACTGTTTTTGTTTGGGTTCAACCTGCGGAGCAAATGATTTTTCCTACAAGCTACGTTACTTTTAGCGATCAAAAACAAGTCACAGTTCCATCGGATGCTCAAAGCGTATCTTTAGAGGTTAAAACAAATCTTGGTGCAACTATTGACGACAGGCTTTATAGACAAGAAAAAGACTATATTGTTGCTAGATTCTTAAGTGACAATAATACTAAGGTTTGGAAAAATCCTAGCTCAAGCGAGTATAGCGGTCAAGATTCTCACCAGCTTCCAATAACATTTTTTACAGACGGCGCTTATGGTAACATTTATACTAGCGAGCAGGTTATAAAAAGTACTACTAAAACAGAATCTGACGCTAATGCAGATGGTCAGGGCGGCACGCCTATTCTTAGCGTTGAAACAGAGGTTCTACAATCTGGAGCATTTCCAAGCGTTAATTACTTCTTTGCAGTGCCAGTAGGCCAAAACAATACAGGAGCAGACTTAGTTAGCCACATAGGAATATGGACAGGAAAAAAAGCACCTAAAACAAATTTAATTGACTATAGCTTTCCTTTGAGCAACTCTGGTACACAGGCAACGGCTTCTTCAAGTTTCGCAAATGATCTTGGAACTGGAAGCTTAAATGCTGCGAGCAATTTAATACGTAATCATATAATTGACATAGATTCTACTAACGAAACTATAAAGTGGAATCAAGGTGCAGCGTTTGACTTTAACGGTATAACAACAGGTTTTACTAGCAGTGGTGGCTACGGCCTTCTTAAGCTTCACATTCAAGATCCAAGTGATGTCTTTGTTAACACTTCTACTATTTATGGTAAAAATAAAGTCTTAGGTATAAGTTTTACTGTAGAAGATTTTGAATTTTTTGAGGGCACGGCTTTTGACGACTACCTAGGAATAGCAACTGGTGGCTGGGGTGTTCCAAATTACAATAACAACGCAGCCTCACCTTCTTTTACCGAACTAGTAGCAGGATTAAGAATTAACAGCGATGGAGAGTGCTCTGGAAAAATAAAAATGACTGCAACTGTATCTTTTATATATCTCTTCTTTAGATCTTCATGTAAGGCTACTGTGAAAAACCTTAAAGTGTGGGAGATTGACGACGATAGAGCAATTAAACCTGGGCTAGGGCTTACTTTTGACACGGCGCCAAACGATACGGTAAAGATTATTCAAAAGCCTTTTTTAGCTGATCAAGTTGTTTTTGATCAATCTGGGTTTAATGGTAGTGCTACTACAGTCTATCACGCTGAGCTTGCCGCTGATTTTGGTGGAGGCAATGCTGTTGTTAGTGCCAACTCTGAGCAGATAACATATAGCGGTGGTTTTAATGGCCAAATTAAAATAGATCTAGATAACGAAGAGTTTGCTTCTACACCTGTGATTAAGATATGGGATGGTAGCAGCAGCTCTGATATATCTAGCAGTTGGACTTGGGTAAATAACTTTAACGTTATTGAGGGCGGCAATCCAGAAGCAGCAGCTGGAAGCAATGGCTTTAGTGGCACGCTGAGCTACAACTTTACTGGCAGTACTAGAACTGTTGTGCTTGGCTTGTACAATGGAAATCCAGCTAGCACGTCTACGTCTCCTATTGACACTTTAACTATAAATCAAACTAGCGTTGAAAATCCTCTCTAACTATGGCGTACGTACTGCAAATACAATTAGAAAATATAAATGAATCTCTGCAGGTTGGAGACACTATTTATTACTCTTCAGTAGAAACTATTGGAACTGGTGATTTATCCTTTAGAGTCAGCGGAAACAGCTTCTCTGACTTGATTAAGATAGGTGAATGCTCTTTTATAAATACATCACTGCAATACATAAGAGTTTCTGGAAGTTTAAACGTAAACCCACCTGTCATCAACAGCTTTATATTTTTTAGCAAAGACAACTCTGCAAACTTGAGTTCTGCTAAAGGGTATTATGCAGAGGTTAAGATGGTAAACAATGATAACAATAACAAATCAGAGCTTTTTCAAATAGCTTTAGAAGCTGATGTTAGCAGTAAATAGAGTGCTAAAACTGTAACTATATATAAACAAATTAAATTATGGCAATAGGAAGTTTAAAAACACCATTTAAAAAGAAACAACAGGAGCAAGAAGACTCACCTTTAAAAAATACCGGATCTAGTATTGGAAGTACAGTTGGTGGTATTGCTGGTACAGCAATTGGAGGTCCTGTTGGAGCTGCTATTGGTTCAACGCTAGGAGGTCTTTTTGGGGGTTTGTTTGGATCAAAAGACGAACAAAAGCCAGTGCAAACTGGACCTACCGCTGCTGAAATAGATCTTGAAAGAAGACTAACTGAATACGAGGGCGCAGATTTTAAAACAACAAACCCTTACGGTAAGATGACCGTAAACCTACAAGCAGCAGAGTTTCAAAGAGATCAACAAGCACAATCACAAGCAGATATACTTCAATCAATGAGAGGAGCTGGCGGGGCCGCTGGTGGAGCTTCTTTAGCCGCGGCAATGTCTAGACAAGCTGGTGAAAAGGAAAGAGCTATATCAGCAGATATTGGCAGACAAGAGCAAGAGATACAAATGAAGTATGCAGATCAGTCTGTGGCAAATCAACAAGCTAAGCAAAAGTTTAACTTGGATAGAATGTCTACTATGCTTGGAATTAACATGGCTCAAGTTACTGGCGAGCAACAAGGTAGATTAGCTCAAGACCAGTTGGCAGCTCAAGCTGATCAAAACAGAATGAATAACAACTCCGCAATGCTAGGCGCTGGATTAGACTTAGCTGGTACTGTACTTGCTTCAGGGCTTGGTGATGGCGGATTTTTAAACAAGTAATATGGCAGATCAATCATTAATAAACGCGGCGCAAAGAATGTATGGCGCTAAAAACGCTGTAGCTAAAGAAGCTCTGAAAGATATAACGCCTATAGTTGCTGGTGTTCAGTCTGGAACAGCTAAAATAGCTGTTGCTATTGCGGAAAAAAGAAAAAGACAGAAGGAGGATAGTGAGAAGAAGATAGAGCCTTTTAAAGAGGTTTTGTTGAAAAACGCTACTTTACGACCAGAGCTTACTTCTAGGCTAGAAGATCTTCAAGAAGAGTATTACAAAAACTTAAAAACATCAGAGGCGCTTTTAATTGGTAAAGACAAGAAGTCAGATGCCGTTGAAAGAAACAACAAAATTGCTGGTATACTTAAAACATACGAGTCGCAAATAGCATCGGTTGATCTTAGCAAAAAAGAAAATATTGATGTCTCCAACGCTAACTCTTTAGCCGCACAGCTTAACGATGTTGTTAGAAAAGATAAAACTCTAGCAGATAATATTATCGTTAAAGACGATGGCCTTTATTTCTTGGATGCAGATAATGTTGAACAGTCACTAGACGACTATACACCTCCAATGGCAGTGTATCAAACAGGTGTAAATAAGTGCATAGATGTTTTTTCATCTATACAAACAGCCGGTAAAAATGGAGAGCCTTACGAAGGCAAAATAGAAGAGAAGGTTGAAGGTATTATGAACGACATGTTAAAGGCTGACAACTTTTCATCTTTGTTGTTTGATGATATAGGTACTTTTAATTGGGCTACAGAAAACATGACACAATATTTTGGTGAAAGTTCTGGCGTACAAAGAGGAGAAGACGGTAAGATTGAGATTGTTGACAAAGAGCAACATGCTGAAAATGCTGAAAAGCTAAAGATCATGTACGAAAAAGATCCAGAAGCTTTTAAGGCTGAATTTAAAAAAGACTATATAGAATCTGCTAAAAAACAATATGACATAGCAGACCAAACTAGAAAAAACGCTCTTAGAGCTAAAAACAACCAAGGTACAGGTGTTAAACCTACATTTGCTCAAATGAAAAAGTTTGAAAACTTTGTTACATCTTTCAACAGTGGAGAAGACATTGTAGGTGAAAAAAATATTTTCAAAAGAAATAAAACGGGAGGATATGATATTTACACGAAAGGGGGTCAGCCAATTCTTAATCCAAGTACAACTGATAAAAATGACGTAGCTGTACCAGGCACTCAACAATCATTAAGTTTTGAAGAGTTGAAAAGCAGAGCTACCGAACTTGGGCTACCGCAAGAATACGCAGTCCGGTTATTGACATCCATTCCAAATAGAGGAGCAACAACAAATTCTTCAACCAACACAAAGAAAAAGCGTAATTTGGTAAATATTCCTGGCCTTTAGTAGCTTTGCCATAAGTTTTATTAGTAGAATAACAAGTAATAGTATACATAACATATAAAAACAAACGTCATGTTCGAATACGAATTTGAAGGCGATCTATACACTCAGGAAGACGTGGACAAGAGAGCATCAGAAAAAGGTTTAACAACAGAAGAATATCTACAGGCTAGACCGCAATTAAAAAAAGTTGAAGCGGGAAAGCAGAATGGCACCACACAGACGGACGAAACGATGGTGTCAGGTACGGAGTCCACATTGGTAGATGGTTTATTGGAGCAAGTCGCTGGTAACGTTGGAGATAGAACTTCTTTTGTAGATAAAGATTTTTTCAACAAACAAGAAAAAGAATTCGCTGGTCAGCTGGCGGTTAAATTTCCTGAGTTTAAAGTATCTAAATCAGGTAAGTTTTTTCCATTCTCAGACGCAACCTATAATGACCCTAGAGCATCTCAGCGTATGGGTCTTGCTAACTATGTAGAAGTTGAAGCACCTAACGGTGAAAAGCTATTACTAGAGACTGCAATAAGTAGCTCTTCTCAAAAGAAAATAAAAGAAAAAGGAGAAGATGGCTTAGCCAAATACTATCAAGATCTTCAAAATGATTTAACAAACTTCATTAACGTCAATTCAAATGAAGGTGCAAAATTTAAAAATCAGCTATCAGAAAACAAAAAAAACCGAAGAACCTTACAGCTTGAGTTTGAAAAGTCTACAACAGCAAACGAAAATCAGCTTAGTGATGTAAACACACAATTTCCAGACATTAGTATATTTGATACTAGTGAAAGACTAATAGTAGAAAAGGTTATTAGCGGAGGAGCTGGAATGGACGTAAAATTTCCAATTCGCAGACAGTCAGAAGAAGATCAATACGAAACTATACAGCCCTACGAAGAAGCTTTAAAAAGAGCAACGCTAAGTCTTTTCTCAGAAGAAGGCACTAAGCCATCAGATTACACTGAGTTAGATGTAAAAAACAAAGCTTTAGAAATTCTAAGAACTGATGCTATTGATAAAATAGAAACAGACAACAAGCAAAACGTTATAGATGATCTTCAGAACGGTGAAATACTGCCATCGTTAAAAGAAGAGTTTGACAAAAACACTTTTTTAAACTACGATAATTTAAAAAGTTACATAACTGTAGGTACTAAAGAATACAGCGAAGATCTCGTTAAAATAATGAATGGTATCGTAAAAAGCAAAGTTGATTTAGAAAACACTGAAACTCAACTTCAAGATATAATAAATAAAAAAGTTTACACTAAAAAAGACATTAGCGACTACACGGAAGTTTACAGTGGTTACTCGCAGCAAATAGAAGACTACAACACCTCGCTAGAACTATATGGTAATTTCGCCACTGTAGATGTTAAAGATATAAACAAGTCAATAAACTTACTACAAAAAAACTATGACGGCTGGGATAAACAATCAGCAAATCTTGCTCTAAACTTTAGAGACTTCGCGGCAAGAGCTAGCTATGGTGTTAGCACTTTTATTGGCGCAGATGGACACTTGCCAGATCTTGACAATCCAGATATGACTAGAGAAGAAGCTAGAACATTAAGGCTTCAAGGTATTATAGCTCAATCAAACATTATAAAAAGCGGCTATGAAGATGATGTAGCTTTTGAAAATGCTTTTAAGACTCCAGAAAAATTCATGAAGTGGACCATTAACATGGCCAACACTCAGCTACCTATACTTGCTTCTTTAGCTATTCCTGGTGGGTGGAGCGGTCTTTTAGCAAACTCTTTTGGTGAAAATTATTCTCAAATGACGCTAGAAGACATGGAGGATAAGGCTGCTGCTGAGGCTTTTGGTATGAGCTACGAAGAAAAAAGTAGGTTTAACAAATGGGCAACAAGTACTGCGTACGCTGTTCCAGAGGTTGTATTAGACAGGCTAACTACTGGCGCTAGGGTTAGAGGCATAACGGAAATGTTTAAGAAAAGTGGTGACGATCTGATTGACGTTACAGCTAAGCAGGTGTTAAACGATGTAGCGTTTGGAATACCTACCGACGCTGTAATGGGTGCTTTATCTGAAGGTACCACTCAAGTTTGGCAAAACTGGCTTACAGGCAAAGAGTTAAGCGAAGGAGTTGGTGAAGCTGCTTTTTCAGGGTTAATAATGGATGGCGCACTATCATCACTACCCACTTTAAAGTCTGCTGCTATAATGATGTTTACAGACAACGCTAAGATAGACGAGGCTAGAGCTTTTCAAAAACAAATAGACGACTTAATTGTTTTAGGAAAGTACCAACCAGAAGGCACGTTTAGTAAAGAAATTAAAGAGCTAGAAACTCAACGAGACGAACTTATTAGAGAGTTTGAAGACAACGTTATAGGAATAGGAGCAAAGGGAATAGGTCAAAGTGCAGTAGAAGCATACGTAAGGCTAGGCACAATGAAAGTGTCTTTAAAGAACAGAGCTCAAGCTATAATAGACGATAAACTGCTTACGGAAGAGCAAAAGCAATTACAACTTGCAATATTAAAAGCAAATTACGATGCCATTAAAGGTGTTCAAAAGCAATACACCCAAGAAAAAGGAACAGAGTTTAACATGTATGTTCTTGATCCTAGCAACAAGGTAGAAGTAGACAAGTTTTATAAAGATGCTAAAGCAAAACTTGTTAAAGATGGTAATGCAAATCCGACAAAAATACAACTAGACGACGAAGCTAGATTTAATTACAATATCAGAAAGATAGAGCAAGACCTTTTAAATCCTGCTAAAGGAGTGTTAGACAAAAAGCTACGTGTCTTTAGGTCTAAAGACGAGCTTGACAATATAGAGGACCAAACTATAAAAGAAGCAGCTATAAAAGCTTACGAACAAGGTGACAGTGGTTTTGCTCTAGAAAAAGGCGAGTTAAAAGATGGCGAGACAACCTTGATCTTTACTGAAAACATGGCTAAAGATGATAGACTTGAGATTAGAACTCACGAGCTTAGTCACGAGCTTACAAAGCAAGCTTTCAACGACAACCCAGCCATCTTTGATGGTATGGCTATGACTATAATGGAGTGGGCTAAAGCTAACGACACAGAGTTATACAATAGGCTAGATCGACAAGTACAGAGAGGTGACGAAGCTGGAGAAAAGGGTAAGCTTTTAAACTACGAGGTTGTTGCTAACTTTTTTGAAGAAGTTGCTGCTGGAAGAGTTGATCTTAAAGCTAAAAAAAATAGAGGCCTACTTACTATATCTGCTTTTGGAACTAACAAGGCTATGAAAGACGAGTATGGCGTTGACTTTGATTTAGCTGGAGTTGATGACGCTATTTCTTTGATGTACGGTATAGCTAAAAAAATTAGCAAAGGTACTTTGACTCAAAAAGAGATTGACGAGCTATCTGACAACGAACAAATAAAAGCACTAGAGCAGAGAGGTAATCAAATAAAAGAACAGTACTTATTCGCGCTTGGAAACGGTATTAAAAAAGCATCTAAAGCTCAAATTAAAATTGATAATCTAGGTGACAAGTACACTAGGGAAGAGTGGCAACGATTTGGAGCTGACGAAACTATCGCGGCTATATACGAAGATCTAACTAGCCTAGTTGGTAGCAAGGCATTTATGCTTGAAAGACTACCAAGCTTTTCAAAAGAAGACTTTATAACAGACGCTATTGGTGAGTTAATACCTCACATACGTAACTTCAACATTGACAGAAAGAAAACTGATGAGGGATTTGGTTTATCTGGTTGGATCAACTCACAGTTGATGAATAAAATAGGTAACGTACTTAAAAAGAAAACAGCCACTACAGAGTCTTTTGTTGTTGATACGACTGAAGAGACATTTAAAGAAATACAAGACGATAGAAACAACCTAGAGATGTTTGAGGAAGAAGATTTATCCCTTCAAGCACAGCTACGTAAAAAACAAGACGAGCAAAGAAGAGAAGATAAAGGCTTAGACTTAGGAGTAGAGTATTCTGAGTTTAGAAGAAGCTTAGAGCTTAGCGGAGTAAAAGGCCTTGACAAGAAAATGCAAGAGATTGTTAAAAAAATTACTCTTAAGGTTCTTGGTTCTTCAAAGTTTATAAATCTAGACATTAACGTTTTAGAAGCCGAGCTACAAAGAGAGTTTGAAAAAGAATTAAAGAAAACAATACAAGATGCAATGGGTGGCACAAACGACTACACCAACTTCTTGATTCAAAACAAAGATGCCATATTAAAGTACATGGACATATCTTCTTTAGTAGCTATTGAAAGACAGGTTTCTGATGATGACAAGATACTAACTAAGTTTGTTAGGCGTTTAACTACACAAAAAGATATTCAAGACGCTATAGACAACGGTTGGTTAGCACACGTTGAAAACCCCGCTGTTGGACCAAACCTGTACGAGGTGTTGAATCCTTCAACTTCTGATTTTCTAAAGTTTTACAATCCACCGCTAAGAGTTGATAGTCCTAAAAAAGTAAAACAATGGGACGCTATGCCTGACGCTCAAAAACAAGCACTAGCTGACAACATGGGTATTACCCTAGAGCAAGCTAAGGCAAGATTTGTTGAGGTTAGATCTGGTTTGAAAGGTACTAGAAAAGATACTTTAGCAGAACGTATTGGAGGTCAATTTGCTTTCGATGCTACTATGGAAGTTATTCAAAGCCCTGAATTTGCTTCGTTACGCGAGGCTGCTGGTATGCCAGTTGTTGCTCAAGCTAGAATAAAAGAAATAGCTAGAAGAATAGACAGAGGTATTGAGGTTAAGTTTGCTAGTAAACCTATTAATCAAGCTCAAATAAGTTTAGCTTATAGAATAACAGAGGCTTCTGATGGTAGTCTTTATAGTGGCAAGCTTGGTATTTCCTACAGTGGATATGGAGATGAAAGAAAATATTTTGTAAGAAACAAAAGCGTTTTAGAAAGACTAGTAAAAGAGTCAATGGTAAGATCAGATAATACTATTCAAGTTGCCTTAGGTATAGCCTATGAAGTAATGGCTTCTGACTACTATAGAAGTCAAAGAATAGTTGATCCAACAACTAGAAAGCAAATATATTTACAAGCTCTTTCGGATAAAGTAGAAAACATTAAATCTACACCTAACTCTATATTTGAGCAAATACACATTGACGACGTTTATAAATACGCTAAAAGCAATAACGTTAAAATAGTTAGAAAAGCAACAGAAAAAGACGATGCTCCAGACATTTACTATTATGTAGGAACTAAAAAACAAGGTAATGGATTTGGAATAGAAGTAAAAATGGGGCTTTCAAAAGGTACATCTGTAACTTTAAGACCTTATAGAAATTCTAAAGGTGAGTGGTATTTTGTGAATAAAAAACAAAGCAAAGAAAAGGCTTACAATTACGACTTTTTGTCTAATCAAGACAAGCAAAACTTTGACAAACTATTAAGGGAAGCTGCTGACGCCTTGAATAGATTCGAAAAAGATCATAAGATAAAAATAGATTTTGATAAAGGAATTAGCGCTAAAGACTATAAAAGAATATTTACAGATGAAGGTTATACAAAATCTTCGTACAGCATTAGAGACAAGCACTCGCTAAGCCCTAGTATAACAGGAGCTATGTACGCTGAGAAAAAAATAACTTCAGGGCTTATAACTATAGAAGATAGAGGTATTTTCATGCTTCCTACGTCTCCTGTTTCTCAAAAAGATAAGGTTGGCGAAGCTGCTGAAATAACTACTCAAGTTGTCGCTGAGTTTAAAAAGCTTACTGATAAAACTATACCGTTATTTACTACTCAACTAGACACGCAGTTAGAGTTTAGAACAGGTAAACCTAGAATAAATGATGGTGGAAGTAGGTCTATAACCATGAGGTTTAGCCAAGCTATAGATAATAATAGTATAGATAAATCTCCTATAAACTTAGTAAGCGACGGAGAAATGATTACTAAGGCTATATCAAACGTTTTAAACGCTAAAAAAGCAGCTAAAGTTGGTAAGTCTAGCGATAAAGCTATAATAGCAGCTAGATTAACTAACCACAAAACAGAATCTGTAGGTATGTCTGCGTTTGACTTTGATGAAACATTAATTGTAGACGGTGAAAACTTTGTTACAGCCACTAAGGGTAGTGACATAGTAAAAATAAGCTCTGGCAAATGGCCTATAGAAGGTCCTAAGCTAGCTGAAGATGGTTACACATTTGACTTCTCTGACTTTGTAAACGTAAGAGGTGGGATTGATGGTCCATTGATGAAAAACTTTAAGAAAAAGCTAGCTAAGTATGGTGGTGAAAATATGTTTATACTTACCGCTAGACCTCAAGAAGCAGATAAAGCAATACACGGATGGTTAAAGTCAAAAGGTATTAACATACCTCTAGCTAACATAACTGGTTTAGCAAATAGTACTGGAGAGTCTAAGGCTCAGTGGATGCTTGACAAGTTTGCGGAAGGTTATAACGATATGTATTTTGTAGATGATGCTTTGCCTAACGTTAAAGCCGTTAAGCATGTTCTTAGTCAATTAGACATAAAGTCTGACGTTCAACAAGCTAAAATTAAGTTTGCTAGCAAGATGAGTGCCACTATTAACGAGATGATCGAAAGATCTAGAGGCATACCAAGTGAAGAGATTATATCTAGAGCTATATCAAGAAAAAGAGGAAAGAATAAAAACAAGTTTCAAGTATTTTTACCACCATCCGCTGAAGACTTTTTAGGTCTAACGTACTACATGTTAGGTAAAGGCTCTCAGGGAGATGCAGATCTTAGGTTTATTAAAGAAGCTTTAGTTAATCCTTTCTCAAGAGCATATACAGAGCTAGACGCAGCTAGACAAACTATACTAAACGACGTTGCAAATCTGAACAAGAACTACGACGGAGTTAAAAAGAAACTAGGAAAAATGATGCCTAATAGCGAGTTCACTTATGACAACGCTATTAGAGTTTACTTATTCAACAAGCATGGGCATACTATTCCTGGAATATCAAACGAAGAAGTAGCAAACTTAGTTGGCAGAGTTAATGCTGATATGGAGCTTTTAGTTTACGCCGAAACCTTAGACATGTTATCTAAAACAGAAGCTTATCTTAAGCCTGGCGAGTCTTGGACAATAGAGTCTATAGCGTCTGATATGAAAAAAATAATTGAAGGTATACATAGAAAAACGTTTTTACAAGAGTGGATTGACAATAAGAAAGAAATTTATTCTGAAGAAAACTTAAACAAAATAGAAGCAGCTTACGGAACTTCATATAGAGAAGCTTTAGAAGATATTCTTTATCGTATGGAGACTGGTATTAGTAGACCAACTGGTAAAAACAGAATAACTAATCAATGGACTAACTGGTTAAATAACTCGGTTGGAGCAATAATGTTCTTTAACGTTAAATCTGCAGGGCTACAAATGATCTCTACAGTTAACTACTTAAACTTTGACGACAATAACGTGTTTGCGGCCGGTAAAGCTTTTGCTAACCAAAAACAATACTGGGAAGACTTTACGTTTATTTTCAACTCTGACTTTTTAAAACAAAGACGATCAGGTTTAAATACAGACGTTTCACAGTCTGAAATAGCATCAGCTGTTGCCGGAGCTACAAATAAGGCTAAAGCTGCAATTGCTTACTTGCTTAAAATAGGTTTTTTACCTACTCAAATAGCGGATAGCTTTGCAATATCAGGTGGTGGTGCTGCTTTCTACAGAAATAGAGTTAACAAGTATTTAAAAGAAGGTTTAACTAAAACAGAAGCTGAGCAAAAAGCATTTGTTGACTTTAGAGAAGTAACGGAAGAGTCTCAACAGTCTGCTAGACCTGATAGAGTTTCCCAACAACAGACAACTAATGCAGGTAGACTTATCCTTGCTTTCCAAAATGCACCTATGCAGTTTAATAGAATAATTAAAAAAGCCGCACTAGACTTAATCAACGGAAGAGGTGACTGGAGAGCTAACACTAGTAGAATAATATACTATGGTGGAGTTCAAAGTTTTATATTTTTAGCGCTTCAAAACGCGTTGTTTGCCTTAGCGTTTGACGACGAAGAGAATAAAAATCTTACTAAAAAAGAACTAGAATATACGCTAAAGTTTGAACAAACAAAGTATGAAAGAATAGTAAACGGTATGATAGACACCTTGCTTAGAGGATCTGGTATAACTGGCGCTGTAATATCTACTTTAAAAAATGCAACTCTTAGGTTTATGTCGGAAGCTGAAAAAGGTAAAAGGTTAAACGAAGTAAGCCCTTTGCTTGAACTATTAAACATATCACCTCAAATAGGATCTAAGGCTAGAAAAATAGTTAGTGGAGAAAGAGCTTACAAGTGGGATTCAGAGGCTATACCTTTTATGAGCACTTTAAATAGTAAAAATCCTTTATGGTTAGCTACCGCCCCTGTTATTGAGGGATTAACTAACGTACCATTAAACAGAATTCTTACTAAAATAAATAATTTAAAAGAAGCCTCTAATGATCAAAACGAAGCTTGGCAAAGAGTTGGCGTATCTTTAGGTTGGAGCTCTTGGGACTTAGGCGTAGATCCTACAAAAGAAGTAAAAGAGGTTATTAAAGACGCTAAAAGAAAAGGGTTGATAAAGAGCAAGAGTTTAGGTAAGTCTTGCCTTGCGACAAAGAGCAACGGTACTTCTTGCAAGAACATTACTACTAACCCAAGCAGACTGTGTTACCTTCACGATTAAATATGTGATAATTATTACTATGAAACTTAAAATTATAATATTCCTTTTGCTTCTTAGCTTTACTGCTGATGCTCAGCTTAAAAAAGCCTTTAAGTTTTCTACGTTTTACGTAGCCGCTAATGGCGGTACATCTTTGTCAGACAGAGATGTGTATTCTATAGATGGTAGTGCATTAGTGTACGACACTATATTTACTCCTTTCGACTACTCACTAACAATGGGTATAAGAAAGATTAAGAGATTTCCATACGAAGCTAGAACTCAGTTTAAAGACGGTTTAGAAACTTCTTTTTCAGATGCCGCTAGCGTTGGACTATCTCCGTTTGAATATCTCTTTGAGCTAGACTATAGAAGACAAGAAGGCGTAGAGTACTTTGATCAAAACCATTTTTTAAGATATGTTAAACCACTGTGGTTAGCTAAGGTAGAATATTTAAAAGAAGGCTTTGCAGATATAGAATACTTTGAGTCTACTATTAGACTAAGAATAAACTCTAAAAAGAAATTGTCTTTTAATATTGGTGGTGTAAATAGACTAGCAGAGCCTTACGGCTACGATCCTCTAGAGGAGTGGACAAATAATGTTGGTAACGTTCATTACACACAGTTAGCTATTCAGGAGGGATATAGCGTTGATGTATTTCAATCAGAGTATAAAGATCCGAACGGAAACATTGTTGCGAATAACTCTGCTGTTTGGGAAGAAGTAGTAATACCTACCGTGTTAAAAAATTACGTAGACAAAAAAAGAAATGAATTGCCACAGCAATTACAAAACTCGTTAGTTATTGGCTTTGACTTCTATCATTATAAAAAAAACTTCTGGTTACATTCATGGGGTAATTTAATGCCATATCATTATGATAATGGCGATCAGTTCTCATATCACAACTTTAACGATGGAGAGCAGTGGAACGATTACTCTGGTGGTTTAATATTTGGCTACAAGCTAAACAAAAACCTAGGATGTTTCATAGAGGGTAAATATAACAAGTACTGGAATAAAGAGTGGTACGATTTTAAAGCAGGAATAAATTACATAATATTTTAACATGGCAAAGGAGTTAAATGAAAACACTAGTTTTAAAGTTAGTGTACAAACGTTAATAGCGATGGGTTTTGGTATGGCAACGGTTATAAGCATGTGGTTTGTTCTACAAGCCGATATAGCTGAGGCAAAAGAATTACCAGTTCCACCACCGCAAGATGTTAGTCGCATGGAATTTGACATGAAAGATAAGAATATTAGGCTGTCTATTGAAAACACTGAAAAAGCTGTTGATGATTTAAAAGATAGACTTATTAGGATGGAAGATAAATTAGATAAACTTAGATAATGAAAACTATAGCTTTATTATTGTTGTTATCTTCAACCGCTTGGGGACAAATAGTAGTAACTCACTTTAATGCTGACTGGAACAGTCCTAACAAAGTAAGTTACATTGGTAAGCTAACAGACTGTGACATAGTATATGTTGATATAGCTGTAGCACCAGTGTTACAAGCTAAACACGAGATAGTTGTAGTACCTACAGTTGTTATATTTAAAGATGGAGAAGAAGTAAAAAGATTTCAGGCTGATATATCCTTTAGCATGAAAGCAACAAGAGAGGATATGCAAGAAATAATTGACGAACTAATAATGAGCGACTTTTAATGAAATACTTATTCACACTATTACTACTAGTAAACATAGCGTTTGCTCAATGTCCTAACGGAACTTATGTAAACATAGTTATTAATCCGGATCAATACCCAATTGAAACATCTTGGGCTATAGTTGATTACTTTGAAGATACTATTGCTACAGGTGGTCCTTACGACGATATAGTTGGATACGAACCACAGCTAATGCAAGTATGTATACCTAATGGTGATTACTTGTTTAATATATCCGATCAATATGGTGATGGTGTTGCTGGTAGTTTATGGGGTGGACAAGATGGATCTTACTATGTAGTGCATTGTGGTGATACTATAGTGCAACCAGACTCTGCTAACTTTGGCTTCGCTGCTTTTCATGGGTTTACACTAGATGATTGTGCTCCGGCACCGCCATTGTATGGTTGCATGGATGATAACTACATAGAATTTTTACCTGTAGCTACTGTTGATACAGGTATGTGTTTCATTGAGAAAGTATTTGGCTGTACAGAAGAAGACGCGTTTAACTATGATGAGTATGCTAACACTGATATTACAGTTGATAGCTGCTTACACACGCTAGAACTTACAGATTTAGCTGGTAACGGTTGGGCTGGCGCTTACGTACAAGTTATACAAGGCTATAATTCTTTGGGTGTATTCACGCTAGAAGATGGCTTTGACACTACGTTTACATTTAGCTTAGATATATCGCAAGTAATAGAGGTTATATTCTTTACGACACAACAATCGCAGTTTACTTCAGTACAGTGTGGCTACACTTTGTACTCAGAAGAACACCTTACTATATACGAGCCAGGAGGATTTGCTAATCCACTTATACCTTTTCAACCAGTGCTTGGCATGCCTTATTGTGGTAATAGCTGCATAGATAAAATATATGGCTGTACGGATGATACAGCTTTAAATTACAACGAGAGTGTGAATACAGATGACGAGAGTTGCTACTACGTTTCTGGGTGTACTAATCCAATATACCTAGAGTATAACGCAGACGCTGACTTTGATAACGGAACCTGTGAAACGCTCGTGGTTCTAGGTTGCATGGATGAAGCAGCCTTGAATTATAACCCTGAAGCAAACACAGAACTAAATGGCTCTTGTGTTGATGTAGTTTTAGGATGTATGAGTGAGTTAGCGTTTAACTTTAATCCTAACGCAAACGTAGATGACGGCTCGTGTATAGCATACTCGTATGGTTGCACTGATCCTACCGCATTTAATTACGACGCTGATGTTAACACTGACAACGGTAGTTGTATAGAAATTATTAACGGCTGTATTGATAGTACAGCTATGAACTACAATCAACTTGCAAACACTGATAATAACTCTTGTATTTATCCACTGCCTGGTTGTACTGACGCGACCGCTGAGAATTATAATATATCGGCTAACGTGTCAGACTCTAGTTGCTACTATTCTGCTGGTTGTAGTGTTGGTGATATATACTATATTCCTAATGAGTGTTTTAGCTGGGTAATAGAAGTTGACGAGCTATGTTGTAATGCTGAGTGGGATAATACATGTGTAACACTATACGAATACTGTGTTGACGGATGGACTGGCCCAACTAACATTGCAGAGCTTAGAAGCAATTTAATTATATATCCTAACCCTACAAGTGATTATATAAACATCAGTAAGAAAGTTGACGCTAAAGCGTTTAATACCCTTGGCAAGCTTATATTATCTAAAAAACAAACAAACGTCCTAGACTTATCTAGTTTTGAATCTGGAATTTACAACGTTATACTTAAATATAACAATATAATAATTAACAAAAGAATTATAAAACAATAACAACATGGCAACATTAACACCAACATTAACGCTTAGCAGCACAGATATAACTTCTGATCCATTAAGCTTTACAGTAACTGATAGTTTAACCGTGGTATCACCAACAATAGGTATATCAAGAGAATCAGTTACAACTACAGGCGGTAATCATATTATAGTTCCAAACTTAGACTCACCTAGATACGTTTATCTAAAACATACTGCCTTAAACGCTGCTGGTTCAAGCTCTGGAGCTGATAAAGTAATAGTAGAAACGGCTGATGGTACTCAATTAATAGAATTAAAAACTGGTGAATTTGCTTTTTTTCCTTTTTACGCGGGCGGCGCAGGCAAGCTGCAGCTTCAAGCTTCTGCTAACACAGTACAGATTGAATACGCTTTCTTTACTAGAGGATAGTATATGAAACTAGAAGTGTTAAGATTTAGCTCACAGGTAGATTCTACTTCGGGACTATTATTTGAAGTTACAGATATTAGAAAACATTTTTTGTGTTACACTCTTGAAGACGAGCGCAGAGCGTTCAAGGTAAAGGGTGAGACTAGAGTTCCAGCAGGAACATATAAAATTGAACTAAGAACTGAAGGAGGATTTCATGGAAGATACGACAAAAAGTATCCTGGCGTACACATTGGTATGTTGCACATACAAGACGTACCTAACTTTGAATATATACTAATACACACTGGTAATACTGATGAGCATACCGCTGGTTGCTTGATAGTTGGTGATGCTCAAGAGAACAATAAAATAATAGCTGACGGTTTCGTAGGTAAGTCTGTTAACGCTTACAAAAGAATATATCCTAGCATTGCTAAGGCAATACAACAAGGAGAAGAAGTAACAATAACATATATAGATCACGACTAATGGGAACACTAAAAATTAGCATAACAGAAAACATAAACGTTTCTAAAGGAGGGTTTCAATATAACTATACTACAAAAGGAGCTGATTTTGATTTAGAGATAGCAAACGTAGACGCTTATAACGCTCAGACTGTTAACATAGGAACTGGCTTTACTCAAGTAGCTAAGTTTACTTCTGGAGCAACTCAAGTTATGGGTACGTACGACTCTGCTAAGCTAAAGTACATGAGATTTAGAAATACTCACGCTAGCTCTACGTTAACGCTTCAGTTGAGCGACTCTACCAACAACAAGCAAATAAACCACAAAATATTAGCTGGAGAAGCAATGTATTTTACTACTTTGGTTTTTGATTGCAATTCTTCTACTACGGTGCCAGCCACTGCGGTAACACAAGGCACGTCTAACTTAGCTGGACTAGCGGCAACTGCAGATGAAGTTCAAATAAAATCTTCCACGGGCACCGTTAGTGTAGACACACTAATAGCGTATGACTTGTAATGGCTAAAAAACAAAAAAGAAGAGGTACGAGTGGTGTAGGCTATATTGGCAAGAAAATAGAAACAGAGATTAGAGAGTTTTCTTCTGATATTTTTTTTAACAAAGCCAAAGCTAGCGCTGCTGGAGGATTAACCACCTTAGCATTTGACTCTAGCGGAAAAGTAATAAAAGAACTTCAACCTAGAAGAATTAATAATCTACCAGATACTAATGCGGCCTTTGTTGTCAGCGATTTTTTTCAATCAGGCATTAACTTAAACTTAGCGGAAGGTACAACGGGTGGCGTAACAGCTAATAGAACACACCAAATGCCTACTGCTACTGAGTTTGTTAACAACGCCTTGTTTGATCAGCATTCTGCTTTTGAATTTATTATAGTAAATCTAGACGACGAGTTTAATGTTGAGCCAACCACTAACACGGGTTTAACTTTAATTGGATCAATGAGGGTTTCTCCTAGCACATCTGCAACTTTTTTGTGTATTAGAACTTCTTCAAAGTCAGCAACAGACGCTGTTACTATTGTAAGAGCTGCAAGCGATGCTTTTGATCCTGCTGAAGTTGGAGATATAACGGCTGTTGTAGCTGGAACAAACTTAACTGGTGGAGCAACAACAGGTTCTGCTACTATAAATTTAGCTAATGCTAGCGCTTCTGCAAAAGGAGCAGTGGAGCTAGCAACAACTGCTGAAGCTGATTCAGGAACTGATACAGCTAGAGCTATTACAGCAGCGGGTTTAAAGTCTCATGTTGATGCTAGATTTAGTTATCAAAACATAAGCTTCACTGGTCAATCAACTGTTCCCTCAGATGGTGATTGGATGACGGTGTCTAACAATGGTATATCTAATCACACTTGGAATACAAACCTAGGATCAGGAGGTACTTCTGTTGGAAGCACTACTGTAACAATACCAACAGGACAAATATGCCAAGGCATTATAGTGCCTTATGATTGTGTTCTAGTAGGATTTGCTAGCTTAATTAGAAGCGTAGGTAATCATCAATCTAAAGTAGGCCTAGCGGTTGGAGTTCCAACTTACAATGATTTTGCAACGTTTGATTGCACACTAAGAGCGTATAACGCTGCGGATATTAGCGCTGGCCCAGACTCTAACTATAGTCAAAGACCGGTTAGAGCAGATTTTCTTACTGCTAATTACGCTATGTCAGCTGGACATGTTATATTTCCTTTGATTGGAAGTGTAGCTAGTAACTCAAGATCAGTACAATGGAACTGTACTTTAGTTCTTAAAACATTAATACCATAATGGCAGATATAAAAACAATGACACAAGAGTTGACTGATATGTCAGTTGACGTAGAACAATCAATGCTTAGTGGTGACTACGTTGAAGTTGTTGCTATATTAAAAAAAATAGTAGAAAAGCTAAACGAAGTGGTAGTTAAAGTTAATGAATAATTGACAATTTTTTAACATAAAAAAACAGCAACAATTAATTTAAGGTAATTATGGCAGCAATAGATACGGTACAACTTTCTGGTGAAAACTTCTTAAATATAGGTAGAAAAAACATAGAGGGATTAATAGTTGCAAACACTGACACAAGCGACTTGACTTTTGACCTTGTTCTTGGCGTTGACACTTTAGAGGGTGGAACTAGCACCACTGGAGCGGTTTACATAATAAAAGAAATACAAGTGCCAGTAGGAGGTAGCTTAGTTTGGGATGATGATAATGTTTTATCTGATCTATTTAAAGGCACAAGCACTATATCAGGCTACGACTACAGCACTAATAGTTTTGAGGTTGTTAGTGATCTTACTTTTCTAATAAAACTAAATGATTCTGGTTCTACAGCTAGCGTTGTGCTTAGAAGAAATTAAATAACAATTTCTTAATGTTGCTTTGATATAAAAAACGGCCCATAAAGTAATTATATACCTTATGGACCGTAAAATTGATATAAGCAACTTGCTTTACGTGACGATAATGATTATCGTTTACGCTTTAGCCATTTAAGCTGCTACAGCATTCTTCTTCTCTTGAACTTCAATTCTAACTTTTTGAGCTAGATCTTTGATAGTCTGCATGTTCTTACGAACTCTTGTACCAGCAGAAGAATTTCCATCTTCAAACTTTTCTAAATCGTTAATACCTTGCTCTAAGGCTACTAACATGTTGTTGTACGTTCTTTGTAATTCCGTCATAATAAATATATTAAATTAAATTAAACTACTTCACAGTTACCACCAGCACAAGCAAGCTCGCCTGATAGATCTGTGTTGTCATCTAGCTCAACCACTTTGGTTAAGTCTACATTAGATAACACTTTCGACATTTCATTAAACTTAGCTTCGTCAATGTCTTCAAACGGAGCCTGCGTGTATGTACCGCCGTTGTAAGGCAATACAGATAAACCATTGTAATGGTTTCTATTCTCCCACATCCATTTTCCAGCTTCATCCCACTCATCCTCTCGTAAGGAGATCGTAGCCGAAACATTATGGC